TATTTATTCTGGTAATACCCCAATATACGAAAGAGCATCTATATAATCACGTTCTTTAAATGATTTTATTGTAGACATATCCATTTTATGTGTTTGTCCTTCTACTTTAGCTTCATCTCCTTCTTCTAAAGGGATAGCTTTTACAGCAGACCAACTCCATTCTTCTGCATTAGTACCACCAGCAAATACCATCCCCTTATCCTGAATATTAATTGTATTTGGAATCCAAATTAATTTTGTTTTAGGGTCTTCCCAAGATATATCTTTGTATATTTCTGGTAGAGTGCTAATTTGTTCAGTGTAAAATTCTGAGTCTTTTTTCATTAAAGTATTAGTCCAAAACCCACAAGATAAGCTGAGGAAGTTAGTTATGTCCTTATTTATTTCTGTTTTGTAACAAAGATCACCTCCAGATTTGGGGCAATCTATAATAGTATCTAAACTCATTTTATTCTATTTTTTTAAGTTTTGGTAATTGTAGTTTGGGTAATTCTAATTTAACTTGTTTAGGAAATTCAGGAATATTTTTATCTAAAATATTTCCTACTAGTTCCTTCATTTTCTCCCAACTAAAATTAGTTTTAACATGATGTTTTTGTTTTCTAGATCTTTGTAGATATTGTTTATAATTTTTATAAACTTCTTTTAAAGAACTAATACCTTGTTTTTGGTTTACTTGAAACCATTGGGATTCTTGTATTAACCAATTATTAGCGGCTGAGGGGTGAACATTCTCTAAATTTCCAGACAATAATACGTTATATTCGGAATGTAAAAAATCAATATGACCACTCCATCCAGATGCTATAATTGGTTTACCAGTCAACCCAAATTCCAATAAAGGACGACCAAATCCTTCTCCTTTAGTAAAACTAACCATTGCTTTAACCTTAGAATGGTTATATAATTCATTCACTTCAGAATCATCAAATTCCCCATTCAATAAGTAGATATTAGGTAATTTAACATCTCCATAACTATCTCTTATAGTTTTAATTTTATCTAAAATAGAATCTCTACTTAAGTAAGAAGCAACTCCTGTTGATGATTTTAATATCAAAGCTGGTTTTTTACCTACTTTATGTCTAAAAGCATCATAAAAGGATTTAACTAATACTCCTACATTTTTTCTATCATGACCAAATTCACCTTGCATCCAATGACCAACAAATAAATAACAAAACTCTTCTTTGATTTCTTTTAGGTCTATGGTTTTAATTTCTGATTGGTTAAGGGGTTTATAAGTTGTTAAATTTGCTCCTTCAAATACAACTTCAATAGGTTTTTCTAATTTTACAACTCCAACAACTTGTCCGGTTTTTTGGTCCTTTTTTTCATAAGTCATTTTCTCAAAAGTATCCTTAGCAAATTTAGAAGAAACCCAATTCATATCCATTCTATTTAATCCTTCAACCCATTCAGGTTTACAGGCAGTAGATTCAATTCCTGCAGTTATACCGATATTATATTTTCCAATAGGTTGGAATTCATTTGGTATAGTTATTTGAGCCCAAATTTCAGGTTGGGTTTGTTGAAAATTTTGTGGTGCTATGTGGTCTAATAAAAACTCCCATTCAGGGTGGTCTTTACAAAACCCCCATGAAGTTTCTCCCCATTTTTGGGGTAAAAGTTGAACTTCATATTTATCTAGTTCTATTATTGCTTTAATGATATCACGACTCCTCGCGCCATAGCCACTCATAGTATCGAATGGTGATGATATTACAAATCTTGGTTTACTCATTAGTATATAATTTTATGGTTTAAAAATTTACCTTTATAATCATTAGTATTAATTACTTCATATTTTTCTCTTGGTTCCCAAGTATCAAATAATGTATCTAGAGCATCAATAACTCTTTCTGCTTGGTGTTTAGAATTAAATCCTGCTTCTTCACTTAAAGCCCATTCTCTTCCTTTTAAACCTCTTTGCTTTAGTTCTTCTCTACCTAAATTATAACATTCTTTTATTCTTTCCATAGCATCTTCCCATTTACATCTATCATCAAAAATATAAGGTGTTTGAGGTGATCCCTGAATTGATCTTGAAGTTGGATAAACTGGGAATGCCCATTCACCATGTTCTTTATAGGTTCCTCTATGGTTAGAAGGTATATCAGCACTTGGTGTAAACCATTCTCCATTTTCATCTACAAATCTCATTTGGTCTTGTATACCACCAGTAACATTAGCTATAATAGGTGTACCAGCTAACATTGCTTCAGTATTTGCTAAACCCCAACCTTCATTAGAGGTAAGTAAAATAGTAGTATCAGCCATATTATATAACCAATTTAATTGTTGTTCTGATAATCTTTGGTCTATAAAAATTACATTGTTTTTATATTCTTCACCAAAAAGATATTCTTTTACTTTAGGTAAATCAGTTCCAGCATCTGTTACTTTTTCTGTTTTTAAAACCATATAACATTCTATAGCTTCTTCTTTTGATAAGGAATCTAAAAATGCTCTAAAGGCTAACATTGCATCTGGTATTTGTTTTCTTCTAATATTTCTAGAGTTAAAGAATAAAGTAAATTTAGGTTTTTTATCTCCAAATAAAGAGGATTTAAAATTATTATAATCTAAACCATGATCATCAACAGGAAAGAAATTAGAAGTATCTTTTCCATGAGGTATATATTTAAATATTTTATTACCCTCATGACCTTTTAATACCAATTTATTAATATTAACTGTCTGTTTAGAAATCCCCATTAATAAGTCACAAGCTTCATAGTAAGGTCTATTATACATTGGAGCAGGATAATCATCCCAAATGTTTAAATAAGAAATTGGAATATTTTTTCTAATTTCTTGTTCCATATTCCATATATGCATAAAATATCTTGGATCAGTAAATAAAAATAAGGCATCGGGTTTCTCTATTTTTATTATTTCCCTTATCATTTGTGTGCTTCCATACCCATCTGAAGGGTATAGAATAATTGATGAATCTTCTAATCCTGTAATCTCATTAGTTGAAGGAGATAAATCTAATCTTTTATTCTTCTCAGGATGATTAATGGATCCTGCTATTTGTACCCAATTAAAATGTTGTGAGGTATGCATCACAATTTCTTTAGCTACAGTTGCTACCCCTGAGTGTACCCTAATATCATCACAAATTAGGAGTATTTTTTTCCTTTTATCCTTAGGGATATATTTAAAGTCTTTATTCATGAAATCTATAAATCTAAATTAGTTTGGTTAGTAATTTGTTTACGGAAATCTTCATCTGTAAGATACAAATAGATAGCTCTATCAGCAAGTTTTTGGAATGAGAATTTTCTTTTTACACATTCTACACGGAATTCTTGAAATAATTCACTTTTAACTTTAACACTAGTTAGTGTCATTTCTTTATTGGCCATAGTCTTTATTTATTAAAACATTATTTTATTATATATACGTATACCGGAAATTACGAAAAATGTTGTTTGGCTCCACATAATTCTTTATCATCTCCAAAACTACAAAAAGTACAATTCCATTTTGATGGTGATTTTGGATATTCTATTTCTTTAATTTTCCCACTTGAACTAAAACATTCTGTTATAAAATCGTTTACAGCATTACTAGCTCTATTTATTTTTATTTTTCCACTAGGTGGTACAAATTGTTGTACTCTATATGCTTGATGAGGTGACATTATTTTTTCATCATCCCAGTCTAGTACTTTTCTTTTTACAATCAAAAACTCAATTTCAATTTTATCTAAGGGTATTCCATATTGTTCTGAGAAGAATTTCTTGTATAATATTAATTGAAAATGTTTATCTTCATTCTTTTTATCATAAGAACTCCAACCCTTAGTACTGGTTTTTATATCAATTATCTTGAATGTCTCTGTTTCTTCATGATATGTGACAATATCAAGATACCCCATATATAGTACGTTGTTTAACATTTTATTTGGTGCAATTATAATAGGTATTTCACAACCAACTAAATACGTACCTTTTTTGGTAAAATATTTACTACGTCTTTTCTTAAACCATTCTAATATAGCAATACCATCCTCAAAAAATTCCCTCATCTCTTCAGCTGAAGAAAAATGTTCGTTTTTATTAGATTTATATTGTTTTTGATATTCTCCTATAAACTTTTCTTGGAAGAGTTCTTCCATACTTATGTCTCTATCAGCATAAGCAAAGGAATTTTCATACGCTACATCTAAATAATGTTGCATTACTTCATGTATAGCAGTTCCAAATACAGTATGAATAGATGAGTTAAATCTCTTTATCTTATCTTTATATTGTAGTTTCCACCTATAAGCACAACTTCTAAATATAGACATTTGGGAAAATGATATATTTTTTTGATATGCAAAATTAATTTCTTTAGGTGGATTACTCCTTATTTCCTTTACTATTTTTGGGATTTTTCTAGCCAAACTATTTTTTCCATTTATTTCTTCCAACAAGCAACCCAATTATTCCATAATTAGCAATATCTATGAAAGTATCTTCCATACCTTCGCCTTGGACATAATTTTTCCCGTTAACCATTAAATTTCTTAAACGTGATATTTTATCTGTTAATCTAATAGCTAACCCAGTTAATGAGAATTTCCTATCATCGCTATTATTAACGATATCTCCACCTAAAGCAATGTTATTAAGTCCATAGTCTAAGTGCTTTCTAGCAAACAATTCATATTGTTCCTCTTGTATATTTTGGAATTCTTCTGCTAATTCAGGATATTGATTTTCAAAATGTAAAATTACATCTATCTTACTATTTTTACCATTTTTTGCATCACTAATTTCTCTACTACTCATACTTTCTTCATATTTACTTATTGTACTACCCATAAATTTGTTCTTTACTATCTGAAAAATATATATTTAATACTGATAATCTATCGTCAGCCTCAACTAACATTATAAGTGCTTCTTCAGCATTCTTATAAAAATCTTCTGTAGAATGATCTCCAATACCTACTGCTTTATTACCCAGTAATTCAAGTGATAGTAATGCTTTGGCTTTATCTGCTTCTGCAGATGTTTTTAACATGATGTATAATTCTTTTGTCATTTTAATAATGGTTTTATTTCTTTTTTATCTAACCCCTTATTAGTTAATATACGATTTATTTCTGTGGGAGCCAATATATTTATATATTCTTTTGCTTCTCTACTAGAGCATTCAAAATAATCTTTGATATGGTTTATTAAATCTTTATTAGGTTGTTTTACCTTAGATTTAATATATTTACTCCATTTATTATTTTTAGGAATGAATTCTTTATAAATAGAATAGATCATTCTTTTTTCTTGTGGAGGGAAATCCTGTACATAGTTTACTATTTCCAAGTAATCAGGATTCATGCTGATGACTCTGTGTATCATATAACTATTCCAAACATCCCAGTCTTTGTCTGTAAAAGACTCAACTGGG